ATTCTGTTATATTTTTCTACCTGTTCTGCGACATTAAACTTAATAAAACTAGTTTCTGCCAATAAATCTTCGTACTCATATGGTTCCTCAGATACATATTTGGTCTCATCAAATTTTAAGATAGCCATTGATACAACTGCACCATTTTGTGCAGGGCCTAGCGTTTCGAAATCATATATTAAGTTCATTTAAAATTTACCTGTGCCATAATCTCTGTCATACATGCAACGAGATTTATTTCATGATCAGCAACAAATGCATCTTTATATTGATAATCAGCAATAATAAGAACAAGCTGAGGAATTGATTGACCATCTACATAATCAAACATAGAGTCATATAAGCCACGAAATATAGCTGCCGGTTCAATATCAATATTATCTGTAATCCATTTACGCATCTTTTTAAAGTCTTTAGCTTTTAGAAAGGATGTGAGAGAACCAAAGCTATCAACACTTGAAACTGTCGATTGGCTTATAGAATTTCCACTAATACCAGTTCGTTGTGCTTCATTTAATACACGACGCCAATCTGGTGCATGTTTCATAATTAGGTCTGCTAGACCTTTACTATCAAATGATACGCCTTCTTTATACAAAATATCAGCGAGACGATCCATGAATGCACCGCAAAGTTGAACCATATCTTTTTTTGTAGTATTAAATTCATATACACCACAACGCGAGTGCAAAGGCTCGATGATCCGGTTTTTAAAGTTACAAGTGAGAATAAATCTGCAATTATCTGAGAACTCTTCAATGAATCCTCTAAGTGCAGGTTGTGTGGATTGAGGGTTGAGATAATCAGCCTCGTCCAAGATGCATACTTTGTATCCTCCTGATAGTGAAACTGTAGATGCGAACTGTTTTATTTTTCCGCGTAATGTGTCAATATTACCTTCTTCAGATCCATTGATAATAATGTAGTCTAGGCCAAGCTCTTCACATAAAGCTTTGGCCACCGTAGTTTTTCCAAGACCAGCAGATCCGGCAAAGAGCATATTAGGAACTTCACCGGCATCTACTATGTTTTGAAATGTAGATTTTAAACGATCAGGCAGAACGCAATCAGCGATCTTGCTTGGTCTGTATTTTTCTACCCATAAAAAGTCTTTCATTCACTTACTCCATAATTTATTTTTATATTATAACACGACTTTTACATGGTGTACATCATTCCGATTCAGCGGCTTCCTCCTGCTCTTTTTCTTCACATAGTGCAGTTAGTTGAATGCATTGATCTCTGAGTTGACCAATGGTAGACAATTCTTCACCACGAAAACCTCCGCGCTGCACAACCGCATCGATAACAGCTACTGTTGATCTCGATGTTCGTGTTGCAAGTTCATAAACTATTTCTGACATATTATTCTCCTTTATTTGTATGTCGAAGTTTTTTCGAGTGCTAACCAATATGTTAAGTCAACACCTTCTTGGATTAAATTAAATTGTGAAATAAGCCTTGATGATATTGAGACATCATAATTGCCAGGAATCATCTGTAAATTTTTAATATTTAGAATAAAGTTAAAGTCGCCTGTACTTTCACCAGGAACATCAATAGAATATGTATTAGATGTTGCATTATCAATATCAACAACTGTGAGAGCAATTACACCATCACCTGGCGTAATAGATAGTTGATCATGCCCAAGCGCAGCGGCGGCCTTTTTGATACGTCCTAGTGTATCCTGATCAAGAACAAACTTGACTTCTGGATTAGGCATTTCAATTGCCTTAGTAGGAGAAGTGAGCATATCGATATCAGAAAAGAAGTATTTAATTTTAGATCGACCTGATACATCACCCACTGTCACATGAGTTTCATCAAACTTTAAGTTAGTCGTATCAAACAGACTAAGTACCGATAAAAATTCTGATAGATCATAAATTCCAAATGCTTGTGGAAAGTTTTCTGAAACTGTGGCTCGAACCAAAACATTCTTAGCTTCCGACATTGACATAATACTATTGCCACCTCGGATAACTAGGTTTGGATTGATAGAAGAAAAGTTTTTCAAGATTTGCATAGTAAAGTTGGATAGTTCCATTTCAATTTCCTTTTATTTTACTAAAGTTTTTCTCTTTGTGAAATTCTAATTTATTTTCGAATTTCCCTTCAAGAATATCACCTTTGTGACTAATCACAAATACGTTTGTATCATCTCCTAAAGTATGAATAATTTTCATAAGATTATCAACACCCTCATAGTCTAGAGATGAGTCAAAGGTTTCATCCAATACCAATAAGTTTGTTGATACTGAATTTTTCATCTTGGCTATTTGACGCCAAGTAAAGAGTAATGCCAAGTCAATACGTTGTTTTTCACCTTCAGAAAATGAAGCATAAGAAAATGAATCTCTATGCCGTGATCGTATTGTTTCAGCAAATGCTTCGTCTAGATTAAACGAAACGAAGAAGTCAAGCACTTGTAAATACTTATTAACTAGATTATTAATAACAGGCAAATATTGTTTAATGATTTTTGTTTTGATTCCTGTATCTTTTAACATCTCCAGCATTGTATTATTATACAATACCGATTCATTTAAGTACAATCTTTTTTCAAATAAATCATCTTTTAATTTTTTAAGAGCTTTTAGCTCATCATTTGATTTACTTAAATCTCCACTGGATCCCCGTATTTGTTCAATCGAGCTATTGATAGATTTAATTTGCTCTTGTAACCGACTAATCGTTTTGTTGTTAGAATTAATAACAGAGGTTTTATCTCTAATTTCGCCTGCGGTATTTGTGAGCCTTTCAATAGTTGATTCCACAATAGTCGACTTTTCATTGACATCACATACGGCGCTGTTAAGTTCTGCAGCTTTTTCTTTAGCGGTTGCCAACTTGGTGTCTCTAACTTCTGTACTAATATCTTGGGTACATGTGGGGCATGTATCATTTTCTTCGTAAAACTTCGTTTCTTTGACCAGTGTTTTAATTTTTTGATTGAACTCGGCTTGATAGTGTAAGAGACTTTGCCGTTTGTCGTGGTTTTCTTTGAGATCTTCTTGTAAGCCATCAGACCTTTCTTCGATCTCGGTTGATAATAAAACATTTTCGGATTGAAAGGAATCGATTTCTTTCTGTGCATCAGCGGCGTCTGATTCTTTTTGATTGATTTGCTCAACTGATAAAGCCTCCACTTCTTTAATGTAATTTTTTTGAAGATCTATTTTTTCATTATTGAGCTCTGTATCATACTCAACTACCTTCAAATTATCCTTAAGAATGCCATTTTTTTCTTTTAAGATCTGATTCATTTTAGAGAATACATTAATGTCCAGAAGATCCTCAATTACATCCCGGCGGTGTTGTGCCGGAAGTTGCATGAAGGGAATGAAGGAGGAGGACCCGAGTACAACTATCTGATGAAAGCTTTTATGATTAAGCTTTAAGATGTTTTGCTCGAGGATCTTCTGGTACTCTTTGGAATGTGACGATTGATTAATCATCACCCCATCTTTCCATATTTCAAATATGTTTGGTTTAATACCTCGTACGACCTTTAATACAGATCCGGAAGCATCAAATTCAACTTCTACAATACAAGCTTTATTATTAATAGAATTAATAAGCTGTGGTTTACTAATATTTCGATGTGCTTTACCAAACAATGCAAAAGCCAGAGCATCGAGTAAAGTAGATTTTCCAGCACCATTATGCCCAACAACAAGTGTTGTTTTATGCGAACTAAAATCTATTTCTGTAAACGAATTGCCTGTTGATAAAAAGTTTTTCCATCTTAATTTTTTAAATGTTATCATTCATTTCATCGCGATAAAGTTTTATAGCGAGCTCCTCAACGTTTTCATCATAACCTGTATTACCACATTCTATCAAATAATGAGCTCTTTGTAAATAGCCAATTTTATCTGCGCGCGATAATTTTTTCCATTGATCTAATATCGTCATGCGACTTCCATTGTTTGAGCCTCAAGCATAAGATCATGCATACGATTTTTAATAAGATCTTTATCTAAATCTGTATCAACATTATCAATGTACGTATTAAGAAGTGTGGACGTGTCTTCTAATGATATCCCATCATCAACAACACTAGAACCAATAAATTCATTAAAGTTTTCTGCTATCTTTAGTTCATGTATTTTTCTGGCTTGAATCCTATCAATAAATCTATCAAAAGCAAAATGGTCAGATTTATTAATCACCATTAATTTTACAAATTTATTATCTAAAGTAGAAGTATCAAAATCCCTGTAATCATTAATGCTGTCATCATATCTGATACGATGGAACAAAGTATGTGGATTAGCCACTGGAGTGAGGGTCCTGTCATTCGTATCAATGATATGGAAATATTTCTGATCGTGTGCGTCATTCCAAAAAAACTCCATTTGTGATCCAAGGTATATAATATTATCTTGTTCTGATTTAGTATGAAAATGGCCGGATAATACTTTTTCAAATCGATCGAAAAGATTCTTTTTCATTCCATGATGGTTTTCAATACCCTTTGCCATTTCAAATCCAGCTATTTCGAAGTGGCCACCTAGCCAATCACATTTTGCATTTGCAATAAATTTTAGTGATTTTTCCTCATTATCAGAACTAATCCAAGGGACAAGGCCCATTTTAAAACCACCATATTCCATAACAGTAGGTTCATGAATAATATTAACTTCATTCATATAATGCCCCAACAGCTCTTTGAGACTATTTAGATCATTTGTATTTTTATAGTAAGTGTCATGGTTACCACAGATAATATCCATAGTAATGCCATTTTCTCTTAACGGTTTAAGAAAGTGATGCCTGTTGCGGTTAAGAGCACGGAAGTTGACAAACTTCCGGTTATCGTAGTAATCACCAAGATGGATAATATGCTTAATATTATGTTCCAAAAGATAAGGAAACAATACATCAGAATAAAATTTCTCTGCATTATCGAGAAATACGTCAGAGCTATTGCGGATGCCACAATGAGTGTCATTTAAAATACATACTTTCATTAAATTGCTTTCTGATATTACAACACTATTATACAACAAAAAATAATATTTGTAAACATCTTTTTAGAATATATGCTCATATTTTATTCGTCTTCCATAAACCTAGATAGATCAGAATCAACTTTTATTATTTTTTTTCTGCGAGCTTTATCTTCTTTTAGATATGATTTGAATATAGTATCTTTTTCTTTTACCTTATCAATTCTTTCTTTCAATTGACCTAAGAAATTATTCATGACATTTGCAGCTGCCGTATCACCAACATCGTTGTAAACATATTGCTCAATACCACTTTGGGACAGGTATTTAAGTTTTACATCCTGTTGCTTTTTTTCTTTTGCAATTCTACGCAAAAAAGCATACCAACTAATCTGTGTGAAATACGCAAATGCATTTGGATTTCCTGATCTTGTAGCGGCTTCTATATTATAATTTTCTATAGCCTTCAAACAATTCTCAACAGCATCCATTACCATTTCTTCTCTATAAGTATATCGAATAAAATTAGATTTATGAGATAAGCCCTCTGCTATTTTTAAAAAGCAAGAAGCAATATAATTTGGAACTAGTGGTAAATTTTCAGCATTATTCTCTTTTGCTTCTTGTAAGTTCTTACAATAATCGACAACTGCTAATGAGAACTCTTTATTGTTTACGTAATGAATGCTTTTCTTTTTTGCCATAATAAAATATCCTTTATAACATTCTAATCTGTTTTACAGAAAATGTACATATGTTTTTTATTCAATTTTTGTTAAGTTTTGCGCATTTAACTGTGTACAAACCTGCCAAACAGTGTATAATAAAAGTAATAGCTTTGTTGGAGGGTAGAGATACACTTAATGCATTGTATCTTTGGGTCTGAATTTGATCACTTTAGAGTTTTCAATTTCTTCTGGTTCTGAATCTGTAATGTTTAATAATTTTTTAATTTCAGAAGACTTCTTTTTTAATTCGTTTTCAATTTCTTCAACATCCATTTTATTTAATTTTACATTAGATTCAAACTGATCAAGGATTTCATTAGTGGGGATTGCAGTTACAACGATGTGGTATGGATTAAAAGTTTGAAACATGCTGTCTTCTGATTGTAAACACATAAAAGGTTCAAAGGTATAATATCTGACACTAGTTTTCTTATTATCAACAGAAACAATATTATATATATTCCTTACAATAATTTCTTCACTTACATCGTTATCCCATTCGATAATCTCGCAAAGGATTTCTTCACCAGATACTAGCTTGAATTGTCTTATATTTTCACGTTTCATTTAATATCTACCTTTATTATTTGATATTTAAATTCTTCTTTTTCATAAATTTTTACTCGTTGAGCTGAATGTAATAAAGTATAGTTTTTCTGTGATTTCCAATGTAAATCATCAGCTACATCATAGAGAGTAGTAATCTGTCCATTGTCCGATTTCCGAAGTCCCCTACCAATAGACTGTAAGACTTTGATTTGTGACTTCGAAGGGCTTGCAAAAATAATATTGTGCAAGTTCCGTATGTTAATGCCAGTACTAAAAGTACCAAGACTAGCGACAATGATAGCATCCTTTTGTTTCTCCACAATCTGTCTTATGGCTTCTCTATCTGAAGTAGCAACTTCACCTGATACAAAAAATACTTTTCTTCCCTCAACTACCTTACTATTTATCAACTCATAGAGAGGCTTGCCATGAGCGTCCACGCGGTTAAATAGGACAAGAGTATTTCCTTTAGCAGATATAGCCAAATTAGAAATAAGCCTGTTACGCCCAGTATTTCCAATAATGAAGTCAATTTCCTGCTGATATGTTTTTTTACCAAAGTTTTTACGAATCTCCTCTTCATAATTTAACAATAAAACCTTTATGTCTAAAGGTGCTAATGTTTCATTATCTTGTAATTTCTTTGTAGTAGTTACTTTATGTACTGGACCAAATAAACCTTCTAGAACTAATTTGTGTGTTTGAGTGCCATCTAGTGTTCCTGTAGTACCGAACCGATATTTTGCTTCAGTAGCTTTATTCATAATAGATGATAATGACTTTGATTTAAAGCCATGGCACTCATCCCCAATAACCATTCCGAATTGTTCAAACCATTTCTTAGGGTATTTATATATGCTCTGCCATGTAGATATTATAATAGCTTTATCTGTATTCTTGTCTTTACCAGAATAAATTCTATGCATACCTTCTGGTCTTTGTCCATAATCTATAAAGTCTTGATGCATTTGCTCTACTAAAGAGGTTGTTGGAACAATAATAAGAACTTTTCCACCCTTAGGATACTTAAATCCATTTGATAAATAGTGTAACCAGTATTTAATTAGTAAATATATTATAAATGATTTTCCAGACCCAGTAGGAGATAGTAATATTGCTCGAGTTCTTTTTAGGGCTGTTTCAAGCGCATCGTATTGATAGTCTCGAGGTTGAAATGGAAGTGCTTCGTCAGCTAGTAAATCAGTCAAATGTTGAAGAGGTTGTGGAGGAGGTACCGGTAGACCATACGAAGATTCTTGAGTGTCAACAGTATACGATCGCTCAGCTGCAAACTTTATTAAATAAACATATAGCCCAGCAGAGAGCTCTCCAGTCATGTAATTGAATAATCTGATTTTACCATCCCATACCTTGTTACGGTATGCTGG